CTTCTGAAGAATAGTTTTGGTGTAAGCCAGCTATATCAACATGACGTAAAGAAGGATGGAGCGACAATACTGACTATTTATTGGCATCCTCTTACCATTGCTGAAAGAGAGTCAATACAAAAGAAATCAAATGCTGATGATGTTAATGATTTTGCATTAGCTTTAATGATTACAAAAGCATTAGATAAAAATGGAGATAGACTTTTTCAAGACGGTGATAAGGCTTCATTAAGGAGAGAAGTTGAAGCTAATATCTTGCAGGAAATTCAATTAGCGATGATAGAAGCTGGTCAGACTAAGGGGGTGGAAGAGGCTAAAGCCGAATTGAAAAGCTAATAATAGTTGGATGTTTATTTATTCTTTAGCAAAAGAATTAGGTAAGACTGTAGCTGAATTATCAGAGACTTTAACTGTAGAAGAGATGATAGGTTGGGCTGCTTATGCTGAAATTGAACATGAACAATTAAAAAAACAACAAGAGCAGTCACAAAGAAATAGTGCTTTAAGAGGTAGAACAAGGTAATATAAAAGAAATGTTTTAGATTCTAAGTGGCCGATTATAGTGTTTCAATAAAATTAGCTGTTGCGGGTGCAAAAGAATTAGATCTTGTTAACAAAAGGACAGAAAAACTTAAAGATACAATTAATGAAATTAATAAAAAGGCTCAAGCTGGAACGGCAGGTACTCCAGTTGTTAAAAACTTTAAAAATCTATCAAAATCTGTATTAGAAGCTAGAGATGCTTTAGATGAAGCAGCAGTTGGTACAAAAGAATTTAATCAAGCTGTCAAAAATCTTGTGCAAGTAGAAAATAAATTTGAAAGACAGCAAAAACAAAAAGAAAGAAGATTACAAATACAAAGGTTAGCTCAAAAAGAAAGTATCTCTTTTAGCAAGGCTAAAAAATTACTTATAGAACAAGAAAGAATAGCTGAAGAAAAATTAGCTGCTGCAAAAGAAAAAACGGCAAAAGCAGATGCAAAGAGAAAATTCATGCAAGGTCCAGGATCTGCCATATCTAGTGCAGCTATTGGTGGAGCGTTTCCACTCTTGTTTGGTCAAACAGGTGCAGCAGCAGTTGGTGGTGGAATTGGTGGTGCCTTAGGAGGAGCTATTGGAGGTCAATTTGGTTTTGCTTTATCTATTTTAGGTACTGCTTTAGGTTCAGCTATAGATCAATCAGATAAGTTTAATTCGTCATTGGCTTCTTTAGATTTCGCCTTTAAACAAGCAGGGGATTCATCAGGTTTTACAAAAGATAGATTAAACGAATTAAAAGCTACTTTAGGCTTAACAAAAGATGAGGCAATGGCAGTTGCTACATCATTTTCTAGGTTTGGAGAAGCAGGATCAAATGCTGCCTTTATTTTTGGTAAGAATCCAAATGTTATGAAAAATTTAGCTGCAATAGTAGATACAAAATCAGCTTTAAATGCAATTTTAAATACAAGTAATGGTTTAACGATTCAGCAACAAATTCAATTATTACAGCAAGGAAAAATATCAAGTTTCGCAGAGTTTCAATTTAAAGTAAATAAAGCAATAATTCAACAAAATTTTGCAAGACAAATACAAGAAGCAGAACAAATAAAAAATGCAGAAAGAGTAAGGTTTGTATTTAGTCAGATAGCTCGACTTGCCTTTTTAATATCAACAATGGGATTTGCTGATATACAAAAGATGTTTCCTGAATTATTTTTATCAGCAGCAGAAAGAGCAGAAAATCGAGTTAATAAGTTAAGAGATGCTTTGAAGCAATTTGAAATTGATTTACCTGTATTACAAGATTTAATGAAAGATTTTAGTCTTGAAATGGAAGGAATGACTAATAGTATTCCAATGGCTTTAGATAGTGTTCAACGTGAATTAAGAAAATTAATGAGTGTATCGTTCATGGTAACGACTTCTGCACAAACTATTGGAGATGCTTTTGGAGAATCATTTAAAGGCATAGTTAAAGGAACTATGACAGCACAAGAAGCATTAAGAAATCTATTCCAAAGAACAGCAGATGCGTTTTTAGATATGGCAGCACAGATGATAGCAAAACAAATTCAAATGAAAATATTAGGTATTGGTTTTAATTTTTTGACAGGTGGAGCATTAGAAGGTATAGCAGGACAAAGAGGTGGAGATCCCCTAAATAAACTTGGATCAGGTGGTACAGATATAGCTGGTAGAGACTTTGATAATGAATTTTTCGGTATGCCAAAAGGTTTTGAAAATAGATTTAATGATACTGGAGATTCAATAGTTCCTGGGAAAGCTTTAGGTGGGCCAGTAAACAAAGGTGGTAGTTTTATTGTCGGAGAACGTGGCCCAGAATTGTTTGTTCCTAACCAATCGGGCAATATAATTCCAAACCATGATTTAGCTGGTATCGGTGGAGGTGGTACAAATATTGTCGTAAATGTAGATGCTTCTGGTTCTTCTGTTCAAAGTGATGGAGATGGGCAGCAGTTTGGTGAGGCTCTTGCAACTGCCATACAATTAGAAATAGTTAAACAAAAACGTAGTGGAGGTTTACTTGCCTAATGACATCATCTTTTCCATCAATTAATCCAACTTACGGTGTACAGAAAAGATCCGCACCAACAACAACTGAAATTCAGTTTGGGGATGGTTATATTTCAAGAGCTAATTTTGGCTTAAATCAAAACCCAAAAGTATATCAACTTACTTTTGAAGTATCCGAATCTGATAATTTTAATGGCACAGGCATATCCAGTGCAGATACCATAGAAAACTTTTTAGATACAAGAGCTAAAAATGCAGATAGTTTTAACTTTACACCACCTGGAGAAAGTACTTCTTCTCTTTTTGTTTGCAGACAATGGACTAAATCTATACCGTATTTAAACAGAGCTAGAATACAAGTAACATTTGAGGAGGTATTTCAACCATGACAATACCAGTAGAGCAACTGCAAAGTTTAAATGGCTTTACAATTATTGAGTTGTTTGAACTGAAGTTAATAGAAAATATTCATTATGATCAGAATGATATACCTTCAATAGTTTTATATAGATTTCATGCTGGTACGAATGAAATTAATACTGATATAAAATGGCAAGGTAATACTTATAATGCAATAGCATGTCAAGCTGAAGGTTTTGAGACTGGTGATAACACTGTCATGGCAAGACCTACACTTACATTTGCAAATAATTTAGGTACATTTTCAACTTTGATAGAATTAGTAAATCAGTTTAGTAGTTTTAATGATTTGGCTAGAGCAGAAGTAAAAAGAATTAGGACATTAGCACAGTTTTTAGATAATTCTAATTTTGCTCCTATAGATGGCAACCCTGCGACAAATCCTTATGGAACTGCTGATTCTACAAAAGAATTAGAACAACAAGAATTTTTAATAAATAAAAAAGTTATAGAAAACAATCAGATATGTACTTTTGAGCTTGTTAATACAATAGATTTTGAAGATTTACAACTACCAAAATTACAAATAACAAAAGATAGATTTCCTGCTGTTGGTAGTTTTGTATTTCAATGAACTGGAAAGAAGAAGCTAAACAACATTTTATTAACTGTCAACCAGCAGAAGGTTGTGGATTATTGGCACAAAAAGATGGTGTTGACTGTTTCTGGCCTTGTGAAAACATTGCATCAGAACTTGAAGATGAAATTACTTTTGCTTTAAATCCTAATGATTATGCTTCCTGTGAAGATAGTGGAGCCGAGGTTTTAGCAGTCTTACATTCTCATGTAGAAGGCAGTGCAGATCCATCAGATGCCGATAAAAGCAACTGTAGGATATTTATGTTGGATTGGTATATTTATTCAATACAGGATGATAATTGGCATTATATGAGGACAGAATCATGATGAAAAAAATTAAGCTATATGGCCCACTTAGAAAATTATGTGGAGTAAAACAATTTGAAGCAGATGTTTCAAATGTTGATCAAATTTATAGTTATTTAAAAGTAAATTACCCTCAATGTCAGGAGCATTTATTAGAAGCGTTTTATAATGTTCAGATGAATAATAATGATATTACTTTTAAGAATATGGTTCTTAAAGGTGAAGGAGAAATAAAATTAATTCCTATGATCAGTGGTAATTTTTTTGGAGCGTTCTTGATTACTTTAATTGGTGGTTTCTTTAATACTGCTATTACTGGAACAACTGCTTTACTTCAAGCATTAACAGTTGGAGCGTTATCTTTTGTTGCTAACTTATTAGCACCAGTTCCTACCACACCAGGTGCAGATCCACAGATTGAATCTTTTATAAGCAATCAGACTGCAAACACTACAAAAGCTGGTGGTGCGGCTCCTTTGGTTTTTGGTGAATGTTTAGTTGGTTCTGTTGTTATTAGTGCTGGTGCTGATACAGTAGAAAATGCAGATAGCTTTGATTTAGAATCTTCCGAATCTTTCAAATCTCTCGATGAGATTATTTTCTTTGATTTATAGTATATAAAAATGGCAAGAGAAATCAGCAATATAGATTTTCAATTAACAGAAGATCTTCCTAATGGTTCTTTAAAATCTGTACAGTTCGTAACTCTTTTAGATTTAGTTTCTGATGGAGCAGAAATTGAAGGTTTTGCTACACCTTCAAAAAATAATCTTCCTATTCCTGATAGTATATTAAAACCTGTTTCTACAGACAGTCCTGAACTTACATCTAAAGAAGAAAATATATATATAAGAGAATCACAAAAAGATATTTTTTTAAATGGTCAAGCAATCAGGTCAAAAGGAGGTGTTGAAAATATAAAAAATACATCTTTATCTATAAGAGTAGGTAAAGAGGATCAACCTATAATGTTAGGAGTAAATGAACAAAGGTTATCGGGTGATTTAACTGCAGGTGAAGTATTAAACAATAGAGATCCTGAAGGAAATAAAGTTTCTGGATCTTTAAGTGCAGGCACTGATAGTAACAGTACACCAAGAGCAGCAATAGTTACTTTAAATTGGGCTTCATTAAGGCAATTAAATCCTGATACTGGAGCCAGTCAAAGTCTTGGAGTTAACTTTGGTGAAACTATAGGTCCAAATCCTGTTGAGATTCAGATTAGATTAAGAAGTAATGATGGAAGCATAATTGCAACTAGCCAACACCAATTAAACGGAGTATCTGTTGGACCTTTTAGTAAAGATTACAGAATAGATATTCCTGTTTTTGCTTATAATACAGCAAATGCAAGAAGCCAGCATTACCCCATATCAGTTGAGGTGTTAAGAGAGGATCTTGAATACAGAGCAAATAACGCTATTGGAAAGAATCCTTTTGATCGAGATGGCAGGAATTTACTTGAAGAGGGTGAAAGAAGATTTACAACATTTTCATTTGCACGTTTACAAGGTGCAATTCCTTTCATTCCACCTGAAGTAAATCCACAAGAATCAAATAACTTTTCTAAAACTGCTTATATTGGTTTAAGATACTCTGCTGAACAATTTCCAAATATACCTCAAAGAAAATATTTTATTAGAGGTATTAAGGTAAAAATTCCAACGGGTACAGATAGAGATTTTCAGTCTACTGGTCGTATTATATATCCAGCCAATTATAATTTTGTACAGTTAACACCAGAAAAACATTGGACTACAGATCCAGTTTGGATTTTATATGCACTTTTAACTGAAGACTATGGGTTAGGTATATCAGAGTTAAAAATTGATAAAGCATCTTTTTTTGCTGCAAGTTTATATTGTTCAACTCCTTTGCCTAATCAAACTTCTCCAAGATATTCATTTAATGGCGTAATTAAAACAAGAAAAAAAGCACTTGATATTATCAGAGAAGTTGCTGGGTTGATGAGGGCAACTTTATATTATAGAAATGGATCGTTAAAAATTGCTATAGATAAACCTGAAACTCTTGTTTCTTATTTATTTACAAATGCAAATGTAGTCGATGGACTTTTTAACTATTCTGGAACTGATAAAGATAAAAAGTTTACTCAAGTCAATGTTTCATATTTTAATAATGATATACAAGACTTAGATTTAGTTTCTGTAAGAGATCAATTATTGGTAGATAAATTTGGTCTTAATGAAATAAATATTCAGTCTTTATATACAACTGATAGAGAACAAGCATTAAGATTTGGTCGTTCAATTTTATATACTTCAAATTTTGAAACTGAGGTAGTTACATTTGACTGTGGTATAGAGGCTGCATGCATACTTGAACCTTTTATGATAATAAAAATTGCAGATAAAACAAAAGAGACTATTAGGGCTAGTGGAAGGATTAAAACAGTTACCAGTTCAACAGTTTTGATAGTTGATGACAGCACAGATACTTCTGTCGGAGTTTTTGGAGATACTTTTATAGTTATTGATACTGATGGAAAAGTGCATGAGAGAACAATACAATCGGTTAATGGAAGTACAGTTACTCTTTCCAGTGCATTAAGTCCATTACCACAGTCTGGAACGATATGGGCGGTAAAAACTGGTAATGTTCAGCATAGAAAGTATAGAGTGACAAATATTAAACAGAAAGATAACTTTGTTTTTTCTGTAACTGCAATTATTTATGATGATAATAAGTATACATTTATCGATACTCATACAAATTTTGGAATAGTCAGACAACCAACTACTTTACTTAATAAATTAGAATCACCTGAAATTCAAGAAGTAAAAGAAGAACTTTCAATTGTCAATAACAGAGCACAAAGTAATATTGTTTTGAATTTTGCTCATGTTAATGGAGCAAGAAGTTATCAAGTCAGTTATAAGTATGAGGGAGGTGACCCTATTGTTCAAAACATTAAAGATAATCAATTTTTTATTTTAAATAATAAAGCTGGTAATTATGAATTTTCTGTTAGAACACTTAGTACAACATTTTTAACAAGTGAATCAGTATCAATACGAAATTTTAATGCAATCGGTTTAACTGAACCTCCTGGCGATGTTACTAATTTAAGATCTGAAGAAAGTGGCGATAATTTAATCATAAGATGGGATCGATCCACAGATAAAGATGTTTTATTTGGAGGTTTTGTTGATATTAAATACTCCTTAATATCTGATGGTACAGCGACTACTCAAAATGCAAACAATTTAGCTACGTTAGAAGGAAATTCAGATCAAATAACTTTAAATGATTATCAAAATGGAGAATATTTTGTAAGTTTTATAGATGTTGCAGGTAATAAATCTTTAAATTCAACTTCTATTGTGGTTAACAGAACAATCGCATCAAATAATCTTCTTGCTGCTCAGATAAGAGAGAATAGCAATAGTTTTCAAGGTACAAAAACAAATTTAGTATTTGATAATGCAATAAATGGGTTAAGACTTACAAGTGGTACAACTATTGATTTATTAACAGATTTCAATACTTTAGCTTTGGCAGATGGAACTACTTTTTCAAATATTGATGATATTATTTCTGGCATTACTTCGTCAGGTAACTATTTATTTGAAAATAATATTGATTTAGGTGCTCCGTTCAGATTTCATGTAGAACAACATTTTAAAAAATCTGGATTTGATACAGCAACTCTATGGGATTCTTATACAGATGACATAAACGATTGGCCTGATATTTTTACTACTGGTACAACTGTATTGACTAAAAGTGCTAATTTAACATTCCAAGTTGCAAAAAGTCAGACAGGTACTCCAAGTACAAGTTTCGAAACATTTATAAATACAGATATTATTGCAAGAACTATATCTTTTAAAGTTTTAGTTGAAAATCAAAGTGCATATGAAAATATAGACATAGAAGAATTAGGTGTAAATTTAATATTTAGACCAAGAACTGAAAGAAGTATTGACAACAGTAGTGCAACTAATGGTGTTTTAACAACATCTGGGAGTGGTGCGACTACAGTAACTTTTAATAAAAAATTCTTTCTAGGAACTTCTACTATTGGAGGGAGCACAGATAAATTTAAACCTGTAATTGGAATCAACATTAATAATATGCAGTCAGGAGATTTCTTTACGATCGATAGTGTTACGACAAGTAATTTTGTAATAAGTATAAAAAATGGTTCAAGTTTTGTCGCAAGAGAATTTACTTATAGTGCTTTCGGATATGGAGAAGGATAGTATAATAGAAAAAACATAAAGGAAAATGGCAAAACCAGCAGATTTCGTTGTCGATAATGCTTCAGGCTCAGCAGTCAGAACTGATTTAAACAATATTTTTGATGCGATAAGTATAAACAATGGTTTTGGTTCGGCACCCACGCAAAAATATAAATATATGTGGTATGCAGATACCGCAACGGATAAGATGTCATTTTACAAACAAAATGCCACTGACAAGATAGATTTTATAAGTTTGACTGATGGTAATTTTTTTGCACCAAACGGTTCAGCATCTAATCCTTCTTATGCTTTTAGCAATTCAACAACTACTGGTTTTTTCAGAGATGGTGCAAATCAGATTGGCACATCATGTAATTCACAAAATATTGCAACTTTCAAACAATCAGGAATAGATGTATTTGGTGATTTTAAGGTTGAACATCCAACTGGTGAATCATCTCATCTTACGGTAGCTGCGCCTGGTTCAACAGATAATGCACATCTAAATTTTGTTGGAGATAGTACATATACAGATTTTGGTTTAGGAATTGTTAGAAATGATGGAGCTAATGGTCATTCAGAAATAAAACATCGTGGAACAGGCAATCTAGAACTACAGACTGTTGAAAATGGTCCAATAATTTTCACAACAGGTAATACGGAAAAAGCCAGAATTGATCACATAGGAAATTTTATGTTAAAAGCTACAAATATTGAAAGTGGCTTTGGAGGAATTGTATTTCGCCCCAATAATTCTAATGGTTCAGCAACACAAGTATTCGATAGAGCAGATACTACGGCTTCGTCATTTGCACTATCTTTTGAAAATAATAATATAGGTAAGGGTTCTATTTCTTATAACAATACTTCAACATCATATAATACTAATTCTGATTATAGATTAAAGGAAAATGAAACTTTAATAACTGATGGTATTACAAGATTAAAAACTCTTAAACCTTATAGATTTAATTTTAAAGTTGACCCAACCAAAACACTTGATGGTTTTTTTGCACACGAAGTAACAGCCGTCCCAGAAGCAGTTATAGGAACAAAAGATGAGATTGATTCTGATAATAAACCTGTGTATCAAGGTATAGATCAAAGTAAACTTGTGCCTTTACTTACCGCTGCATTACAGGAAGCAATAGTTAAGATAGAAACATTAGAAACTAAAGTCGCTGCACTTGAGGCAAGTTAATGGCTGTCATTCCAGGAAAAAAGAATTTCACTGTTCAACGTAGAGCAGATTTCCCTTTACGTTTAACATTTAAAGATTCTACAGGATCCGCCATAAATCTTACAGGATTTACAGTTGCAGCACAGGTTTATGACGATCCAAGAACAACTAAATTTGCTGATTTTACTGTTACATATACAAATAGAGTTAGTGGAATAGTAGATATAAAATTGAGTGATACCGATACAGCAAATTTCACTCCCAATGTTCTCAAGTATGATGTATTACTAACAGATGGATCGGGTAACAAAGAATATTATTTAGAGGGTACACTATTTGTAAGTGAAGGTTACACAGCATGAGCAGTCCTAATCAAATTGTTGTCAGTCAGGTAAATGATGTAACAACTGTAGAGATAACAACAGCAGGTCCACAGGGCGAAACTGGTGCTCAAGGTATTCAGGGTATTCAAGGTCCTGATGGTACTGCAACAGTAAGTATAGGAACAACTACTACAGGTAATGCTGGAACTGATGCGTCTGTTTCAAATACTGGTACGGGTACAGCAGCAGTATTAAACTTTACAATTCCAAGAGGAGCAACGGGAGCGACTGGACCTCAAGGTGCAACGGGAGCAGCAGGAGCAGATGGAGCAGATGGGAACGATGGTGCAACAGGACCTCAAGGTCCTCAAGGTGCTACTGGCTCGCAAGGTCCGCAAGGAGAGACAGGTGCGACAGGAGCCACAGGTGCTCAAGGACCTCAGGGAATACAAGGACCCGCAGGTAATGATGGGTCTGATGGATCGGATGCCACAGTCAATGCAACAAATGTAAATAATGCTGGTGCTGTAATGAACAGCGACCTTGATGGTAAAGGTGAATTATTAGTAGGCGATGGATCAGGAGATCCTACTGCTTTATCTGTTGGAACTAATGGCTATGTTTTAAAAGCTAACAGCAGTACTGCAACTGGACTTGAATGGTCTGCTGCTGGAAGTGGTGGAGATGTAAATCAAAATGCTTTTTCAAATGTTGCGGTGTCAGGTCAGGACACTGTTGCTGCTGACAGTGCTACAGATACTTTAAATATTGCTGCCGGTAGTAATGTCACTATTACAACTAACGCAAGTAATGATACTGTTACTATTGCTTCTACAGATACAAATACTACTTATAGCGTAGGTGATGGTGGTCTTACACAGAATAATTTTACTGATACTTTAAAAACAAAATTAGACGGAATTGAAGCATCAGCTACCGCAGATCAAACTGGTTCTGAAATCAAAAGTTTATATGAGGGAGAAAGCGATACTAATGCATTTACTGACGCTGAAAAGACTAAGTTATCAGGAATAGAGGCAAGTGCTACTGCCGACCAAACTGATGCTGAAATTAGAGCAGCAGTAGAAGCTGCAACAGATTCAAATGTATTCACAGATGCAGACCACACTAAATTAAACGGTATAGAAACAAGTGCTGATGTAACAGACGCAACTAATGTTGCCAGTGCTGGTGCGGTCATGGATGGT